ACTTAAAATGATTTAGATCTTTATCAAAATCTTCTCTAGTAACAGCCTGAGGGTTTTCATAATTTTTAATTGCAAATAGAAGAAAATTATCTTCACTCAATTCATTAAAAATCATTTTTTATCAAACACCGGTTGGATATAAAATTCCGTCAGCGCCAGTAGTAATTCCAGACATTGCAACAAGAGTTTCTGTTTTAACTCTTAGATTTCCATGCATATCAGTGTATGTTGTTACTCCAACCCATCCAGCATGTGCATATCCACTATAACCAATAGCTACATATTGAGATGATGTTGAAATTCCATATACTTGCTTGTCATATCCATCAACATATCTCTTAAAGGTTAAAGTATCTCCAGTAGATATTCCGGAAGAAATGGTTGATGCAAGAGAAATAGTCGTTGCACCTATTGTGGAAATAACAATATCATTTCCATCATTTACCAAGAGATCTCCAACAATTAATCCGGATGGAGCTACTGTTGGGACAACATCAGTACCAACACCGGCAAGATTTGAAGCAGTGCCTGTAAAAGATAAAGTTGTCAGAGTTCTTGAAGAATCTTTAGCGGTGCTGTATGAAGAATCAGCAACGGTATAAATTGGAAGTTCGCTGACATAGAAATCAGTCGATGCTATGGAAGTTGTATTAAGTCCAGAATTGGAATTAACCGTAAGTTGTGTAGTGCTAGCAATTCCAACAATAACCGCATCTCCATAATAAGTTCCACCACCACCACGAATTCCAAATCTAATCACATCACCAGTTTTAGCAGCACCAACTTGCCCAAAAGTAGTTCCTGTTCCAGTAACAACCCAAGAATCTCCAACTTGACTAAGAGATACTGTTCCTGTAGAACCGACATTATCATTATTACCCCAGAGTGCCATGTCTTTCTTCCGTAAAAATTATTTGCTAATAATATTTATAAAAAAGGAGACGTTACTTTTTGTCCCCTTTGCGTAAAATTATTCTTAAAAAATTAGTTATTAAATCTAATAATCCATTCTCTTCAAACTTCTTGGTTTTCGCTAACCATTCTGAAGCAGCCAATAAAATACCAAGAACAATAGTTATTCCCCAATTAGTGAGAAAACACGTAATCATGCTTGTGGCGTAAAGAGTTTTTCTTTAACCAACTCAAGAACTACATCATCAATACTATTGTCGGTAGATTTCACATATTTCGCCAAAAGTTCAATGACAAGATTTTTAACTGCAGGATGAGTTGCAACTGAAATTATAATTGGTTTTAAAACCGATACTACTGCACCCATAACGTCCTCCAGACAAAGAGTATTCAGAACTATTTAGAAATCAATTTGCATCTAAAGGAAGTTTTCCGGATTTTTGCATTTGCAATCTTTGTCTCTCAAGATTCTGTTTTTTCATTTGCATCATTTTAAGATTAGCAAGTTTCTGCTTATCCATCATTTCCTTCCTTTTATCTAAAACAGGTTCACTAGAAGGAACTTCGGTTGGAAGCATTTGCTCTACCATTTTCTTTGCCATTTTAGTGGCAGTAGCATACATCACTTCTTTACCTCGACCTGGATATCTTTTCTCAAAGTCTGCTTCCTTATCTTTCATAGACTTTACAATTTCCTCACGCTTTTTCATTTCCATATTAGTCAAAGTCTTTTCATCAATCTGAAAACTTTCACTTCTTACAGAAGCAAGCAAGTCATCTAGTTTTGACTTTCTCTTTTTCTTAGGAGCAGCAGGTGCTTTTGCTTTTGGTGCTGCTGCTTTTTTAGTTGCTGCCTTTGGTTTTGGTTTTGCTGGTGTAGTTGAACTTCCCGCCCAAGGATCTGCGGGTTTTTCTGCTTTTGGTTTTGGTTTTGGTTTTGAAGGAACGGTTGCACTACCTTTCCAAGGATCTGCAGGTTTTTCTGCTTTCTTTTGAGTTGGAGGGGTATAAGAACCACTGCTCACTTTTTCTTTGGTTCCTGCCCCAGCACCACGATATGTTGATGCAGTTCTTGCTTTAGTGTGTGCTGTGCTTGGTTTTTTATCACCACCTTCCATCTTACGAGCAACACCTAATGCACCTTTAGCAACCTTTCTTGCTCCACTTGCAACTGCCGCTGAAGCAGATGCCTTAGCACCACGAACCTTAGATGACAATTTTTTTCTTGCGAGTCTACCAACTGCTCTTAAAAGATTTCCTCTTTTTTTCTCTCCAGTTGGAGTATCATGTCCAAAAGTAACTGTTGCTTCAGTTAGTGCATACTCAAGTGCATCTTCAATATCATCTTCTTCATATCCTTCATCCAGAAGTTCACTATAAACACTCTCAACAATAAAATCTACTTCATCAATCTCAACCATTTCAAGAAGAGTTCCACCAAGATTTTCTACTGCTTCCCCAAGTTTGAGTCCACCTCCCATAGCAGAAGTTTTAACTTTATTTTTAATATTTTTTTTCTCTTTTATTTGCTTATTTTCATCATCAACAACACCATCAACAACCTCTGCGAGATCTTGTCTCCAGTTTGAGAAACCTTCTTTTACATTTTTATTTGCAATTGCCTTACCGATTGCCTTTCTTCTCTTATGAAGATACTTATCAGACTTATCAGTATCACCATCATTATCAATGTCAGCATCCTCTTTACCTACCGGATCAAGTGCTTCAGTTTTGACTTTATCTAGTTCTTTAAGTTTTTTCTGCATTGCTTGATATCCTTTATCATACCCACCACCTTTCTTGGGAACTCCACCATACTTACCACCAGGTCTCCCAAATGGATCCTTTTCTTCACTTTTCATTGCTTCACGCTTTGCCTTAGTTTTAGCAAGAATTCTTGCCTTAGCAGCATCACGCTCAGACTGAGGAATGTCGATGTTAGTTAAAGCACCAACTTTTTCTGCAGGTTTTCCGGGAACTGCAGACTCAGAAACTTGCTCCAAATAAACTTTGGAAATGTTATTCAGGGGATTAATAGACATTGTAAACTTACTATCTCTTTACCTTATACTTATTTATGAATTCCCTAATCTGCTTATAACCCTTATAAGGTTTTGCTCCGTATTGAAGATTTGTTTTATCTCCAGGATTAAATCCAGGTGTCATATCCACAGCATATTTAAAATACCCACCAGTCCCAACTAGTGTATTTGGTTTTCCTTGAACTCTATTTTTCTTTTCCATTTTCACTTCAGAATATTCCATTAAATCTTTAATCCAAGATTTAAACATATAACCTTCTTTAGAAACACAAATTAAATGATTAGTTCCTCTACGAATAACCTCACCAACCAATCCAGTATTTAAGTTTTCTACAATATCACCAATTCTAAAAATTCTACCAGTTACATAATTTTCACGAAGAGATTCTTGATCATATTTTGGTGCAATTTGCCACAATTCAGCAACTTTTTTACTCTTCTTTGCACCCATCCCCTGACGAACAGCATCAAAAAGTGCTCTCGTATCTCCATCATCTAACACCTTTGGAGTTCCTCTACGGAAAGATTTAAAGTCATCTTCAATAACTGCCTTTCTCATCTTAGATGCCGACATTCCCTCCACACCCTCAGCATCAGCATCACGAACACCTGCCGAAATAACACGAATTAAATCAAACTCATAAAGTTCTCCATTATACTTTTGAGCAAGATTTTCAAACTCCGATTGTCTATCAGATCCAACAACAATATTTACATTTGAATATCCCGATTCATTTGCAGCGATCAATACATTAAATATTGACTTCATTTCTTTATCATTAATAATGTTTTCCTCAAAATCTGGGAACATCTTTTTCATGAACGAAATCTTCATGTCAGGATCAAGAGGATTCTTCTTGGGATCTTGTGTTCTAGAAGGATAAATATTAAGATCTCCTCCAGTTGCTGCTTTTCTTGCTGCCTTGAGAAGTTTTTCGTGTCCAACTGTTGGTGGATTAAATCTTCCAAATACTACAGTTAAAGTATTACCACCAGTATCAACATCACCAGTTGGAGTTTCTGATTTTTCTGGTGCTTTTGGTGCCGGTTCTGCAGTTGGTTTTGCTTCTGGTTTTTCTGCTGCTGATTTACCTACTGCGCCTTTAGGTTGATCCTTTCCACCATCTACTCTACCTTTATCATAAAATACTAGTTTTCCCTTTTCTGTTTTCGCAACAAATTCTCCACGTGTGTCTAACCAACCACCATGTCCATCACTCTTGAGGTTTAGTTTTTTCGCTTGCAGAGATGCTTGCGATTGAGTTGCCTCTGTTAAAAATTGGGAAAAACTCTTCATATTGTTTAATCTTATACTTTTATTTATTAATACAGTTTTCCGAAGGGTCCAAACTTATTTCCTTTTTTAATTGCTAAGAATACAATATCTGTCCAAACTTCAGATTGTTTTTTATCTGGAGATATTTTATAAATTGCATCCAAAAAAGCAAGTTGCATCAATTTTGAATTTGCAACATGTGGTCTTTCAAAAAATGTTGCCTTTATATTTTTATCAAATTCATTACTACTAGTAACTCCAGTTTCAACTTTTGTTTTTATTCTATTAAACATAGACTTGAATTCATCATCTCTCTTCAAATATTCATCCAAAGATTTTGGATAATTTCCATTTACTTTATCAAAAGTTTGTCCACAGTCCTTTAAAAGTTGAACCACCATTTCCACTTGAGCTTTGCCACCTCTAGCTGCACCGGCACCAATTTGCGTGGCTTCCCATTTTAAGTTACTAAACTTAGATGAATCATTTGCTTTAATTTGAAACTTAAATCCCTTACCATCTTTTTTTGTTAATTTAACAATTGTATCCTGTGTCATATTTTCAGTAAACTTAATGACAACATTAACATTTGGAAAATTATATTCATCAATTTCATCCAAAGTTAATTGTTCTATATTATATTCTTCAAATTTTGCTTGCTGCCCCGATACTTTTTTTAATGATATACCAACCAGTTTTCTTTCTTTATATAAAGATCTCATTACAGTATTCAATTCTTCTATAGTTTGACTACCTTTACTTCCATCTACTGTTTTATCTATTACATCAGTAATTTTCTTAACCGAAGATTTAATTAACCACATATCAGCAGGATCCCAATTATCCTTTTTAGATATTCCAAATTTCTGCACTATAACAGTACTTATATAATCCATAAAAGAACCGCTACCACTGTGATCAAAAACATTCCACTGACTATTAGAAAATTCATCAAACATTTTTTTATGCTGCTTCCAAAATACTTCCATCCATTCAAATTCAACAGTCGGATATACTTTTCTAATACCATTCATCGTTTCCACGTCATTCATCATCGCTTCAACAGATTTCCAAGTAATGTTATCCTTTAAGACTCTTTCAAAAACATAAGTAGAAGCCTTTTCTTGCATTAAAGTTGTTTTTGCATCTGCAGCTTTAGTTGCAGTTGGTTTATATGAAATAGTAACAGATTTTAGAGATGATTTTGGTTCAAATGAAAGAATTGTAGATGGAAAAGAAGATCCACTAACTACTTTTGAAGTATAAGGAATTTTTTTCTTGTCCAACAACTCATGAATTTTTGAAGAGGTTTCAATTCTATTGACAGATCCTACTTTTATTTTTTTAGTTGTTTTTGTTGCGGTTTCATTAATCGAAACCGATCTGTCCTTTTTTATCTCTTCCAGAACATCCACAAATTCTGAAACCTTAGCAAAAGCCATTTTTTGTGCACTATCTTTCAAGTATTTAGAAGTGGAGGATATCGGACTCGAACCGATGACATCTTGCTTGCAAAGCAAGTGCTACTACCAACTGAGCTAATCCCCCAATAAAAGATATTATAAAACCCACTCAACAAAATGTCAAGTGGGTTAGAGCAACCTTCCGATTTATTTATCAACCCTTCTTGGCACGAATTCTTGCAAGAACTGCACCAGCAACTTTTTCACCACGCTCCTTAGATCCATAACGCTTACCTGCTTCTTTAGCAATCTTTGCAAATTGCTTACCAGGTTTGCCGATATCCTTACCTTCCCTTGCTGCCTTTGCTGAGTATGATGCTTCCTTTAAATCATCCTCTTCTTCATCATCTTCGTCCTCTTCAGACTTTTTGGACTTTTTACCCTTTTTCATTTCTTCATCCTCTTCGTCTTCTTCGTCCTCATGCATCGCTTCAACGATAGCATTAATATCTTCACTATCTAACTGATTTGCCATCATCCACTCTGCTTCTTCCAGAGTTTCTGCAAATCCTTCTACTTGGAGGAATTCAAGAACCACATCAAAGATATCAAATTCTTCCTTAGCAAACTCACCCATTGCTTTTTGCTTACGGAGTTTCTTAGCACTCTTGGTTACACCACCAGCACCCTGAGAAGGATAATCATGATCTTGACGAGTACCTACACCGTGCTTAGAACCTGCTCTTGCTCTTTCTCTATCGTCAGAGGTCATACCCTTTCTTGGTGAATCATCCGGAGTTCTATTAGCAGGGTTGGTTCTGCTTAGCATCTTCTTGAGGAATGGTTTCCTCTTTGCAGTCATTTTGGTTCCTCTTGCTGCACTATATGCCTTTGGGGTAGTACCATATGAACCTTCTGCTTCATCAATCTGTTCTACTTCTTCAAGGCAAATATCATAAAATTCATCATAAGAATATGATGAAAGATCATATCCCTCATCAAGAAGAGTATTTACAATCCAATCAAACTCTTCATTCTTAAGTGCTGCTGCTCTTTTTGCTGCTTTATTACCTCTACCGTGCTTCATGTCAGCACCATACTTACTATATCCTGCCTTTAAATAACGGTCGTGTGCTTCCTTTGATTTGTCTGCAACTTTTTTAGTATATACAGAACCACCGTACTTATCTTCATCTCTTTCTGCTCTTGCACGACTACGATTGAGAATTTGTCTTTTTGCCGAAGTATCAGATTTTTCTGGACCAACATTATATCTTTGACGCAAAACTTCACCCCTACTCATTGGTTTTGGTGCTTCCGCATCATTTTCCCCGCGACCAAGCAATCTCTTTACAGCGGAACGAAGTCCTTCTTCAATTTCCTCTTGTGGAGCATAAACCTCAGCATATGCTTCAACTAATCCCAAGAATTCTTTGGTATCCATTTTTTACAAATACTTTTTAGTTATTTATAAAAAAAACTCCCGAAGGAGTTAAAAGTCAAACACTAAGAACGGCACTAATACTATCATCTAGTTGTTGAATCACTCCACGAATATCAACCACACGAGGAGGAACACTTACCTCATCATAGGTATATCCTTTTTGAGCATCAAACAGAACTTGACGAACTGCTGCAGCACTACGAGCATCAAGTTTGAATGTTATTTGTTTTTCTTCTGTCATAGGTCTCCCTCCTTACGATTTTCAGAACGTTCAATACTAAATGCACCCTCAGGATAACGGGCATTCAGTTTTTCAAAGTTCATTTGGATTACTTCTTCAATAGAAATATCGAGTCCAATACATGCCTGAGAAACGTACCACATAATATCTCCAAGTTCACGCTTCAGGTGAAAAAGATTTTCTTCATTTACTGATTTGCCTTGGAAGACGATTTTTTTTACAATCTCAGTAAATTCACCTGCCTCAGCACTCATACCTACAGCAGCAGTAAGCAATCGCTCTGTAGGAAATCCTTTCTCACGAAGTTCCATGAGACGATCGATAAAAGGTGTGTGTTCTTTACTAGGATTAGAGGTAGTTGTATTAACAAACTCAACATACTTGTTCAAATCAATAGTCATTAGAATTTAAATCCTTCGAATGTTTTTTTAGGTTTCTTTTCTTCATAATCATACTCTTCATCCTTTCCATTGTCAAGGATATCTTGTTGGGCAGATTGTTCGCAATCATAAAGACGCATCTTTGCCCTATCAATACCAATCACAAAACGTTTGTGAATGGTAGGATCATTATAGCGATTCTTAAGTTGTTTAACAAGAATCTGTCCAAGTCCTTCGAGTTCTTCAGTAGAAATCAAAGCAAACATCAAATCAGCAGTAGCAGGCAAACCAAATGATTCTGAAGTATCCGTCAGTTCTACATCAGAAGATCCATAACCAGAACGAGTTGTCTGTGTAGCACTTACGATGGGAACATTAAACTCCACAGCAAGTCCACGAAGTTCTTCGGCAATTGCTTTCACAAAAGTGTACGAATTAATATTTGCATTTCCACGATATCTGGAAGAAGAACAAATGTTAAGATAGTCAATAAAGATAATATCTGGTTTGAATGACTTCTTAAGAGCAAGTTCGTTAAGAAGAGATTTAAAATGTCCAGCATGAGCAGAAGCAGTTGGATATTCCTTAATAATCAAAGTGCCTTGAGTCTTCTTTGCCAGATTATTAACTTTATTTTCAAACATTTGCTTAGGAAGATCAACGATGTCTTGAATAGGAACATTCAAGAGGTTTGCGTCAATTCTTTCAGCAATGCGTTCTTCTGCCATTTCCAGCGTAATGTACAAAACGTTCCTCCCTTGGAGCAAGACGGAGCTAGCAACATGGCACATGAATAGAGACTTGCCGACGCCCGTACCAGCAAGAGCGATATTAAGAGTTTTGTTAGGGATCCCACCTTTCGTGATTTTGTTAAAATATTCAAGATCAAATTCAATTTTATCCTCCTTTTTGTGATATGATTCGTACCTTTGTTCATAATCTTGTAAGTAATCGTGTCCAATGTGAGTATCAAAACTCACAGAAAGAGCATCAGAAAGAATGGAAGGAATACTATCTCGATTTTTCTTCTCATCCTTACCATCAGCAATATGAATTGATTCCATAAGTGCCAAATAAATGGCACGATCACGACACCACTTTTCAGTTGTATTAATTAACCAATTAAACTCTACAGGAACATCCTCAAGAGAAGAAATCAAATGAATGATTTCTTTAAAAGATGTATCATTAATATCATTACGTTTTTCAACTTCAATACAAAGAACTTCCTTTGTTGCTGGTTGATTATATTGTTGAATAAATGAGAAGATTTCCTCAAATACAATTTTTTGATTGGCGTCTTCGAAATATTCAGATTTTAAAAATGGTATTACTTTTCGGATATATTCTTCATTGTGCAACAAATTTCTTAGTATTAAAAAT